CTTTGTAATTCCAATCTTTCTTGTCAGCGCCTTGATTAACATCATAGAGATTTGAGTCTGCAAATTCTGCTTCCAATGATTGCTTGGTATGTATCTCTACAATATCTGCGACTCTAAAATCACAAAGATAATGATTTTTGGTATGATCAATTATATTAACATGTGGTTTCTCACTTATTGTTCCCTCATTGATTTCTGCATAATCAATCATTTGCTTATATGCTTCTGATCCTTTCTCTAAGATCATGGTTTGCGTTTCTGATTCCGGAAATGTAATTGTTAATTCTATTAAGTTTTTCATGCTAGTTTCTCCTTTTTGTAAGTATTAATTGTATTGCTAACCAAGCGCCAACGATGGCGTATGGAGCGAGTAGTATTATTGATAGTTCGTAATGCATGGTATCTAAATTTAGTGGTTTTTGATTCCAATTTGATATCCTTTGATCATTGCATTGATTTGATCGAATAGCTCGCGCTTGGTACAACGTTCGAGGATAACATTAACGCCACCTCCTTTAGCCATTTCATCAAGACGTACACCACCATATGAGTTGTCTATCATGAAATGATTTGCGCATGGTATAACTTGCCCATGAGTACCTTTAAGGAGTTTACCTTGTCTATCTTCTTTGTAAGGAGTCAATGGACGTCCAAGTAATACATTTAATGTATGTACCTTGTCATTAAGTAATTTTGTAGTAATTTTCATAGTAGTAATTTGAGTTGTTAAAAAGCGGATTATTTCCGCGAATACAAACAATGTATACTTTTGTAGTTTCAATGCAAGTAAAAAGTAAAAAAGTTTTAATGCATGCATGCACGCCCTCGTAAACGAGGCCATGCTTAGCGCTTTACTTGGACAACATGGGAACAATGGAAGCATGGAAAAGTGAAAGCGAGGAAGTTGCGAAAGAAAGTTGCGAGCTAGAAAAAGATGTGTGTTAATGCAAGTTAGTTGCAATAGATGTGTATTAATGCAAGTTAGTTGCAATAGAAAGCATTCCTCGCTCCATGCCAAAAAAACCAATATGCACGAAGTATGTATTTACACTAAGTATACATTTAATCCGGCTTTCATTCTTCATTCTATCTTGCGTGCAATTCATACGAAAAACTTGCAAGCTCGGATCTGTTTGCATTCAATCCCACTAAACATGCATGGCGTGCAATTTCTAAAAAAAATAACATCATCCAAAATCGTTATAAATAGTCGCACGCCTGGCGCGCATGCGGGGGGGCGGGGGTGCGCGTGCGCGCCTGCGTTCTTTCTATATTATTATCACCCCCCGCATAACTTTTTTCGCAATATGCCCCCCTTGATGGGGCTTCGTTTTGCGCATGGTTATGATGGGGGCAAGCCTCACGCCCCCATACCCCCACACATCACCGCACAATATGGCCTCGTTACCGAGGGTATCGTTTTGTAGTTTGAGTTGTATATGTGGATTGCGATCCTTGATTTACAAGGAAGGGTGTTCCGCTTTTATGTGGTTACGGAACAGGTGATAGAAATAACCAGAGGGGAAATCCTAAAACCCCACCGCCACAATACCTGTAAAAGTTAGGTGTCTATAGGTTTATATATTCTATGCCCTGCATGGATAACAACTTCCTTGCATAGTTCCAAGAACTCTTGATCGGTCATCATACCTTTTGCCCTGTTTGCTTCTGGGCATACGATTTGCAGGTTATCGATTGAGTTATCCCCGCCTCTTGCGATGGGTAGGATATGGTCATACTCGTAGGTATCTGGTTTGTTAAAGTCTAGTGGTCTACCTGTTAGTGCGCATGGGAAGTGGTCACCGAATTTGGCTTGAACATCTTTGTAGTTGAATGTCATACGTCTTTGAAAGGTGAATGCTTTGGTGGTAATTCCTTTTGATATTTGCCTTGGTGTTTTGTTTAAGTACCAGGGTAGGGATGTTTTGTATGGTGTCTTATGATTTTGGAATCTATAGATTTTCTTTCTGTGTAATTTTTCGTATGTTGGGAGTTGTTTTGTTTTATCCTTTACTTTTTGCCTTGTTTTTTTGCGTAGTGCGTAGGAGACGGTTGATATTGAACATTTGAGTTGTTTGGCAATTTGTTTAAAGGAATGACCTTTTCTGCGTAGTGCTATGATTTTTTTATTTAGCGGAGTCATCGTTTGGCGTGATGTCTACGACTTTTTCCTTGGATGCTTCCTTGGGTTGTTTTTTAACTTCTTTTGTAGCCCCTTTTAGGATTGAACGTACTTGATCTGGTGACATGTCTGAAGAGCCGAGGGTTACATTTGCGGATGCTGTAATATTGGATGGTCTGCCTGATACGGTTAGGAATTTGTCCATGAGTACGGCAACTGCGTAGGCTAGGTTTTGGGGTGGTATTTCGTCTAGTTTGTTGTGTAGAGTGTTTAGGGAGTCTGCCACCATATCTGAGAGCTTGTTGTTTACTTTGTTTAGGAACTCTTGTTCTGTCATGTCCAGGCGATACCGTAGGAAGTTACCGATTGACTGACGAAGTTCTGGATCTTGTTTCATTAGGATTTCTGCTTCTTTTTTTCCGTTTGATTGTTTAGCTGCAATCTTGGCGGCTGATTTGATAATATTATTTTTTGTCATTTCATCACAGAATCCACGGACTGTACCGGGTTTCCTTGCTCTTCGTTTATATTGTTTTGGCATAAAATTTTAGTTTTTTTCAAAAAGAACTTGATTTGTCAAGATAAAGACTACATAAGGTGACAAATGGATACAGAACGAGCGAAAGGTGTTTTAAAGGAGGCGTGTATGAACTACACGGAGTTTAGTGGTTTGGTTGGAGTTAAGCCTGTCACAGTCAGGCTTGCCTTTAGTAATAACCGATTAAGCAAGAAGATGGTTACCTTGTTACTTGAGTTGGAGAGTAACCAGAAGGAGGAGGGTGAGAAGAAGGAGAGGGTATTGGTAAAGGAGGGGATGATTAAGCAGACCCTTGGGGATGAGCGTATGGCAAAGGTGTATATGTTACCTAAGAATCCATACCTAAGATTTATAGAATTTGATGATGGCACGCATGGTAAAATCCGCGCCCAACCTGGTAAGTTTGGATTGGGTAGTGTGGTTAAGGTGAAGCGTGAGGATGGTGACCTTTGGTCATTGGTGGGCAATTACGACAGAAAGGACAGATTAGTATGAGTGATGAGGAATGTGATGAGTATCACGATGAATTAATTGCTGACAGACGGATACGACGTGGTGAGGGATGGCGCAATCCGACTGAGGATGAAGAGGAAGAGGAGTAATGTGGATAATACCCAAAACATTATCAGCTTTTGTACCGGATACGGAGGGCTTGAACTTGGAATTAGAAGAGCAGGCGTGGATGTTAGAGTCATCTGCAATGTGGAGATCGAAGCCTTCGTCCAAGCAAACCTGGTTGCGAAGATTGAAGAAGGGAGGATGGATAACGCACCTATCTACTCGGATCTTAAAACCTTCCCTGCACGAGAGTTTCGTGGAAAAATACACGGACTCATTGGAGGATATCCATGCCAACCATTCAGTTCAGCAGGCAAGCGACAAGGAGAGAAAGACCCAAGACACTTATGGCCATACATCCTCAAGCACGTCAGAGCAATTAGACCTGTTTGGTGCTTTTGGGAAAACGTCGCAGGACACACCACGATGGGGTTATGGCGAGTCCTGTCCGATTTGGAAGAAGAGGGTTATAGATGCGCGTGGGGCATATTCTCAGCGGAAGAAGTTGGCGCTCCACACCAAAGAAAACGAGTGTTCATCTTGGGGTACTCCGAAGGAACAGGACTCCCGTGCGGCATCGTGGGACAGAGGGAAGAGCAACTTGGGGGAGCAGGTACATGGGATGGCAAAGTCATGGGCAACCCCACAAGCCTCCGACCACATCGAGGGAGCGAGAACTGCGAAGGAGAGCAATCAGAAGTGCTTGGGGAGAGACTTGAATCAGATGAATTGGGCAACACCAAACACGATGGATTATCTACCACCCAAGACGGGAGAAGCGCTTGCGAGGAACAAGAAGAAGGGCGGATGCAAAAACTTGAGGGAGGATGTAAACAATCCCAAGATGAATTGGCCAACCCCACGAGCAGGCAACCCAGGCAGTCGCAAGCCCGGAACGGGGGGCAAGATATTGGCGGAGGAAGCGAAGAAGAATTGGCCGACTCCGAGGGAAACGATGAGCAGAGATGCGACACACGACAGGGGCAAGTGCAATCTTGGGGAAGTGGTACACAATCCGAAGAATTGGGCAACACCACAAAGCAGGGATCACAAGACTGCGGAATCCAAGGAGAAGTGGCAAGCGAGAGCGAAGCTACAAGCGGAGAAAGGTGTGAATCTTCACCTCCCTTTGAACACGCAATGTCAGCACATCATGGAGGAGCAACACAATGGCCTGCAAGACCAGGAGAAGAGCAATACGAGTGGGAAGAACCAAGGGTCGTGGTTGACTCCAAAAAGCCGAGATTACAGGGATGTGGAGAACCACATACTGAGGACGGGAGAGAATGTGAGAAAGACGGGGCAGAAGTTTTCTGTGGGTCTACCAACACAGGCACACATGAAAGAGTTCCCGGAGGCAAAGAAGGCACAAGCAAAACTCAATCCCAATTGGGTGGAGCAGTTGATGGGCTTACCCATCGGGTGGACAGACTTAGGCTCTTGGGCAATGGAGTTGTCCCACAAACAGCAGAACTAGCATGGAAGACTTTATGGAAGGAAATGAATGCCATGTGCCATACGAGGAAGTCCAAAAAGCATGGTTAAGATTTTGGAACAAGAACGAACTTGCAATCAATTCATATGGCAAGGTTTACCGCACAAAAGTTCCCAGGCAAATGCCTGACAGAATAGATGATTTTAGAAATTATGCCAAAAGAAGTAAGACAATGTACCCACGAGTTTAAGAACCTGATTCATCGCTGGTCAGAGGAATCTGACATGGAGGATGACACCATTGTTGAATGCATGGTTTGCGCAGCAAGGGAGTATTACAAGGAAGATGTAATCGATTTTAAATGTGATATGGACTTAGAGGAGGAAGAAGAATGAATTTATATGCACCCACGGGGAAGAAGATTGAGAATTGGCCATTATGGGTTAGGCGACTAACGGATGAAAATATGGTCTTAAAGCGTAGAGTAATCGAGCTTGAGAAGCAGTTAATGGAAGAGCAGGCAAAGGTATGAAGTGGATAGATGGGGATGATGATTGGGTAGTTGACCAACAGAAGTTATGGGCAAGAAAAGCCCCATTTGGATGGCAGAGATGTTGGAAGTGTGGGTCACAATGGAAACAGTTTTTTGAATCAACCTGCACATGCAATGAATGAAAGTACCCAAGGGCTACAATCCGATCTTTTGGAGAAAATACGGACGAGCGATATCCGAATCCGTTGCCGAATTACCGAGGTGCGACTTGAAAAAGCTAGGGCCACCACCCTTGCAATTAAGCCAAGAGACATTGGAACGGATCAGGAAGGCTGGCAAATTGGTGAAAAGGAAATCCCGTGCAACACGCTCGAAGAAGCGATGATCGTAGGGATTGAGATATTAAATCGTGGGTAAAATAACCTATGCTGACGAGATTAACGCACGCTTTGGCGTGCCTTGGACTGATGATTTTAAGTATGTAAAGGGCGAGTTAAAGTGTGCATTAACGGATGATGAGATAGACAGACTAACTGTACAAGATCCTGTACGTGCAGAAACACTTACACGCTTGCTTTTGGATCAACCAACAAGCGAGAAAGAAGATCCAATCGAATGGGGATGGACATTACCTGGTTGGCGCAGAGTGATGGAGAATTGGGACTCCACAAAAATACATATTATTTTGGGCGGTAATCGGAGTTCAAAAACAACTTTCGCGTCTCGTATGCTTGTGCATTTAGCACAGGCAATACCAGAAGCAGAGATTCGATCCATGCATGTTTCAGAAGAGCGCAGCGTAAGTGATAGCCAAAGATACATATGGGAAAATCTTCCAGCACGGTATAAACGGAGTAAGAAGAAGGGTGCGAATCATAGCTTACAATATACACAGAAGAATGGATTCAATGCAGGCAAAGCAATCTTACCACCCACAGACCCTGACGCAGAACGTGGTAGTACAATATACTTTAATAATTATCGGCAGTATATGGCAGATCCGCAAATCTTTGAGGGCTGGTCTGCACATTGCATTCACATGGATGAGGAAGCACCGCAAAATGTATTTGAAACATTGGTAGGTGGTAGAACAGTTGACTATCATGGTAGGGTCATGCTGACCTTTACAACTTTGCAGGGATGGACACCTCTGATTAATAGTTTACTCAAAGGTGCAGAGACTGTGGAGTCTAAGTATAGTGAGTTATTGGGCAGGGAGTTACCTATTGAACAGGTATCGATGAATTGGCCAGACTGTAGAATTTATTACTTTTGGTCTGAAATGAGTCCCTTTGTTGACTATAAAGAACTAGTACGGACATACAGTAAGCAACCACAGGAAGTAAAACTTGCTCGATTATATGGCATACCAAGTAAGAGTTTTGAAGGTAAGTTTCCAAAATTCCAGCGTGAAACAAATGTAATAGAACATAGTAAGATACCATTCATTGCTGACCCAACCGTTCAATGTACTCGTTACTTTATATGCGATCCGGGTGGTAGTAAACCTTGGGTTGGATTATGGGCAGCAGTTACAGATGATGGTAAGATTTATGTATATCGCGAGTTTCCAGACAGCACAATGGGAGCATGGGCAATACCCCATGTGAATGGTGCTGGTAAAGCAGTTGGTAAAGCTGGCCCAGGACAAAGACCTCTGGGTTGGGGATATGCAGATTATAAAGATTACTTTGAATCTCAGGAAGTGGGTGAGGATATATTTGAGCGAATAGTTGACCCAAGAATGGGTGCAGCCACAGTACGCACAAAAGAGGGTGAGAGTAATATAATTAACACCATGAGTAACATGGGATTTGTATTTCGTGCCGCACCAGGTGTGTCTATTGACTCAGGTATTGCCAAGATCAATGATGCACTATCATGGGATGACACAGAACCTATGACTGAGGAAAATTGCCCACAACTTTACTTTTCTGATCAATGCGAGAATACAATATCATCTATGCTTGAATATGCAGGAGAGAGTAAGAGTGATTACTTCTCTGACCAAATTGACTGCCTTCGATATTTATT